GTCTACTTTTGACGAAAAAAATAGGGAATGGGCACGTATTACCTCGGAAATAGTAAAAAAGATTGATATACGGTTAATGAGCACAAGCGAAGGACTTAGTCTTCTGGGCTTGACCGCAGTAAATGACGTGAAGAGCAAACTTAGGAAGGGTCCCTTCGTGCCATTGTCACCAATAACGATTAAAAGAAGAACGGGGAACAGCATTAAACCGCTGATAGATACAGCTCAAATGATTAATTCAATAACATTCGAGAAATTAAATATATGAGTATATTAAATATATGAGTATATTAAATGGATTTAATACGGAATCATTAGGAGTCAGACGTTTTGCCGCTGGGACTAGAACTAAAGGGCGCTACACAAGAGGCACGCAAAGCAGTATCAATATAGATGCTGTTGCAATGCCCATTAAAGGTGAAGAGCGCTTATTATTACCGGAAGGAGAGCGTAACCGAGAAATAATTAAGATATATTCTGAATCAGAGTTTTTTACAGTTGATGAGTTGAATAATAAAAGCGCAGATATTGTTACTTGGAAAGGGAAGGAATACGAAATAATCAATGTTAGCGATTGGAATAATAGTAATTTCCCAGACCTTTCGCATTATAAATGCCTAGCGGCTAAATTAGAGGTGGATTTTGATAAGCGGCCACAAACATGATTGTTATAACCGAAATACAAGACAAGATTTTTGATTGGGTTAATGCTTATTCTGGAATAAACATTGATCCTGTAGAAAATGCCAAACATATTACATGGGCACGTCAGAAAATGCCACAAACAAGATTGCCAAGCATAATATTATCTTTTATTACTGGTTTTAATAGTATTGGCCAAGACAATTACATTTACAAAGAAGATGACGAAAAATACAGTATTGAAGGGCATAGACAATTTACTATATCAATACAGGTGCATGGTTCTAATTCTTTTGATATAATAACAAAATTGAACAAATCGTTAAAATTACCGGAGGTATTAGCGTTTTTTAAAGAGAAAAACATGGGGATTGGTAACGTTGCGACCGTGGATCCAATACCAGCTGTGCTAGAGACTGAATTTGAAGAGCGGTATGTAATGGACATTTTATTTTATACAACTGATGAGCAAGTTAGCTCTGCAAGTTTAATTGAACATGTCAAGTCGAGCTATGATATTTCCGGTAAAACCGGAGATGTCAATATAAATTAGGAGGTTTTTTATGAGCCAATTAGATAATATTGTTAATATAACAATAACGAGAGGTAGTCGCTCTATTTCGCGTGCCGGATTTGGTATACCATTTATTTTTGGGATACATACGCAATTTGCGGAGGAAATTAAAGAATACACGAGTATTGCATCTGTTGCAGAAGATTTTGATACAACTGATCTTGAATATAAAAAAGCGAAAGCCATTTTTGATCAAACACCTTCCCCTGAAAAAATTAAAATAGGTAAAAGAGTCGCTAATGTAAAGCAGGACAACAATGTTTCTGTTGATTCTATCGCGGCAGGAACGTATACGGTAACGATAAATGGAACCGATTTTAGTTATGTCGCTTCTGGTAGTGAATCGGCGGCTGATATTGTTGACGCTTTAGTTATTGCTATAAATTTGGGGAGCGAACCCGTAACGCTAACAGATAATGGAGATGACTTTGATATAGAGGCAGACGTTGCTGGAGTTGGATTTACATTAGCAGTGACCTCGCCTAGCACGAACATGACCATAACCGAAACTTTGGACAACGTTAGTCTTTTAACCGAATTATTAAGAATTGCACAAGTAGATAATGATTGGTATTTCTTGTTAATAACATCAACAACTGAACAGGATATTCTTGACGGAGCAAGCTATGTATTATCTGTCAAAAAACTTTTTGCGGTACTTGGTTCCGATGCAAATATTATTACATCCTCAACAACAGATATAGCCAGTAAATTAAAAGCATTAAATAATCCTAATGTTTTTGTACTTTACACAAGCGACGCGGATTCTCACAAAGAGGCTGCTTGGGTTGGAAAATGTGCGCCTGAAACCCCGGGCACCATAACATGGAAATTTAAAAATCTATTTGGGATTATCGTTGACAGCTTAACCGATGCACAAATAGCTTATGCAACTGGTAAAAATTGCAATTTATATGTGAACATCGGCGGTTTAGACATAACGGTTGAAGGGAACATGTCTAATAGCGAGACAAACTTTATTGATCAACAGCGTGGAGAACATTGGTTAGTGGCAAGGATAACAGAAGCTGTTTTTGCTGTTTTAGTTAATAATAAAAAAGTTCCGTTTACAAATGCCGGTATAGACTCGGTTAGTGCGGAAATTCTAAAAGTTTTACGGATTGGTATTGCAAACGGGTTATTGTCTGGTGATGTTTCACCTACTGTTACCGCCCCTGATGTAAGCACTATATCAGCGGCTAATAAAACAAGCCGAATTTTGCCTGATATTGAGTTTACGGGAACGCTTGCGGGCGCAATTCACGCGGCTAAAACAATAAAAGGTTTGGTACAAGTTTAAAAAAAGAAAGGAATTAAATCATGTCACAAAAAAAATTATATTCATATCTGCCTGATCAGGTATCAGTAATTGTTAATGGGCGCGCACTTTCAGGTTTTGCAATAGGATCATTTGTTACGGTAGCGCGAGACGAAGAGAATTTTAAGGTAACGAATGGTCTTAATAGTGTTAGCAGATCACGCAATGAAAACCACATGGGTAAAATAAACGTTACGCTAAAACAAACAGCTCCAGATTGTGCATATCTTGACGAACTTGCTAGGGTTGACGAGGTTGATGCGAGTGGTGTTTTTTCCGTCCTGATAAGAGACGCGTCTGGATTATCTAAATATGATGCTGCCGAATGTTGGATAGAAAAATATGCAGATGCTGATTTCTCGAATGAAATAACAAATAGAGTATTCACTATTATAGCTGCCGATCTTAATATGCTTTCTGGAGGTAATTAATAATGAGTTCTGAATATAAAGAAATTCAAATAGAAAATAATAAATATAGGATAGGAATGTTGCTGGCAAGTGAACAGCAATCAGTATTAATGTTTTTAGCTAAAATAATGGGTGGTTTTGCCTTGAAAGCAGACGCTGGTGAAAAATCAGATAATATTAAACTTGCCCTTTCTGGTATTGGTGGACTGATAGAAAAGTTGAGTTTAGAGCAAATAAACGATCTTAGAGACAAGCTATTTTCTCAGGTGTCTATAAATAAAGGAGAAAACAAATATATTCCAGTAAGCAACGTTTTAGAGTCTCATTTTCAAGGCAAAATGGTTGAAATGTACAAATTGATTTTTGAGTGTTTGGTTTATAATTTTTCTGACTTCATGGAATTACTAAAAAAAAACCCAGTATTACAAAATATTTCAGAAAAAGTAAAACACAATCTGGATTAGATATTGATATGTTCTTCTGGCTACCAGTTATAGCTAGACTAGGGGCATTAGACGAAATAAAAAGCAAATGGTCATTAATTGAGATTATTGAGGCTCATATCCTAATAGAAGAACATAAGCTATTAGAAAGGTTTTGAAATGGCTAAAAATGTAGTACGAGAACTATTTATTAAATGGGTCTTTGATATTGACCATAAAACTATTACAGCACTCGACAATTCATTAACAAACTTAAAAAAGAAGACGGTATTATTGGGTGCAGCTTTCGCCGTTACCGGAGTGGGTATAGGCTATATTCTAAATGAGGCGGCCAAACAAGAAAAAACTAAAATAGCTTTTGACACATTGCTTGGCTCTGCTAAAAAAGCAGATATTCTAATTAGAGATTTGTTCGAGTTTGCCAAAAGAACACCGTTTACGATCCCAGGTGTTGAAGCCGCGGGTAAACAGTTGTTGGCGTTTGGTATTGAACAAAAAAAAATAGTTCCGACACTAAAGGCGTTAGGTGATGCCGCGGCCTCGTTTCCGCCCGAGGTATTTGGGCGAATTGTTTATAATTACGGTCAAATAAAAACCATGATAGTAGCTAATAATAGAGAGCTAAAAGATTTTGCTAGAAATGGGATAGATATTTATTCAGCATTGGCAAAAGTTTTAGGCGTCGCCAAAGATAAGGTTTTAGACTTGGTAAGCAAGCGCAAGGTTTTATTTACTGATGTAGAAAAAGCTTTTCAGCAAATGACTGGCCCGGGCGGTAGATTTTACAATATGATGTATAAAGCCTCTTTAACTTTTTTCGGAATAATCAATAATATAAAAGATTCAATCACTATTTTAGCCCGTGAAATGGGGATGTCTCTTTTGCCGGAAGCCAAGCGTATTGCAAACGCTTTTCTTATTTTTTTAACAGTTAACAAAGAATTGATAAAAGTAAAAACGATATCCTTTATTAAGATTATGATTAGATTCTTTAAGGACTTGGGTCATATTATAGGGATAGCGTCTTCTATTTTTAATATTTTCGTCAAAGCCGTTGGCGGTGGTGAACGAGCGTTGCGCTTATTGACGCTTACGCTGGCTGTCTTGACTGGTATTGAGCTAGCTAGATTTCTGGGTCTATTTACAATCAGAATTATTGCTTTAACAAGAAGCATAAAGGAGTTGGGTATAGTAACGGCAATTACAAACGCGTCATTAGCTTTTTGGCCGATATTAATAGGATTAGCCGTTCTTTTTATTGCCGGAGTAATTGAGGATATTCTAGCATGGCGTAATGGTATGGATTCATTAA